AAATGCATACTTCTATCGTTACTATGATAGAAATGATGGTGGGTATTATGTAGACCCAGCATCTACATCACAATTATCGGTTATCAATGTAAACGGACAAGGTTCTGCATTCACCAACCAAACTTACCCACTATATGTTTATTCATATGGTAATACTGCGGGTGAATCGGCAAACGGATTGCAGGTTTACTCAACGGGTGGTGCTGGTGCAGGTTTTGCATTCCATAGAGGTGGATACTATGCGGTGAATATGGGTCTTGATTCCGATAACGTTATTCGTATTGGTGGATGGAGTGCTTCATCTAATAGATGGCAGTTAGATATGAGTGGTAATAATACAGTTGCTGGTTCATTTAGAGCACCTATCTTTTATGATTCAAACGATGCCGGATATTATGTAGACCCTAACTCAACTTCACGTTCATTTAGAGCAAGGGGTGAAATGTTAATCGGACCAAACTCATCGGGTCGTTATTTAAGACTTGGTGGAAATGGTGGAGCAACCGATTACTCCACTGTAAGTACATCAAATGGTAATTTGCATATCGATGCAACAAGTGGATACAACCTTTACTTATCTTGGTATAATACTCGAGATACTTTTGTTGGTGGTGAAATTCATTCAACATTATTTAGAGATAGAAACAATACTGGATATTATGCAGACCCTGCGTCAACATCCAATTTCAATGTAATAAACGCAAGTCAAATAAAAGTTGATGGTTATCCAATAGCTGATACTCGAAGTAGAGCAGTATCTGCCGGTAATTGGTATACAATCGCAGAGTGTATTTCTGGTAGAGCATACGCTACCTTCCATGTATGGGATTCACAAAGTGGTAGACACGCTTCAATGAAGTTTACTGCTGGTATTTCTTATGGTGGTAAGGCAACCATCACAATGTTGGGTAAATCTTGGTATAGTGGTGGAGGTATCTTCAACAATATCAGAATTAGAAGAACTGGTACTTACGATAGAATGTATCTTCAGATTTATGTGACTAGTAGTGGTACTTTATTTACGGCAATAACTGATGTATTTAGTGGTAGTAACGGATGGGGCATCGGTGATGGACCAACTGGAAATCCTGGAACAACAACCGCAGCTGAATTAGAATCAGTAGATTCGTATCCTGGTCTTTATACTTCGGATACCATTCGTTCTAAAGGTAACATAAATGCCGATGGTTCAATGTACGCAGATAGGTTCTATGATTGGAACGATACTGGATATTACGCAGACCCTGCTTCTACATCGTACTTCAATGATATGAGGGCAAACATCTACTATGATAGAAATAATACTTCTTATTATGGTGATTTTGGTAGTGTATCTTACTTCAATGATATTAGACCAAATATCATGTACGATAGAAATGATACTGGATTCTATGTAAACCCTCGAAACAATTCTAGAATGAGTGGTTTACGATTAAGTGGTGTTGATAATCAAGCTTCTGGTGATGATGCACTATTATGGTTAGATAAACCAAATAATAATGACTGGGGTATTATCTTAACTGGTGATGATGATTATGGTATTGATTTAAGAATGGCATCATCAAACTCATATGCATTCCGTATCTTACGGGCTGGTAGTGAAATGTTCCGTATCAATTCGGATTACGCATATCACTACTCAGATATGAGGTCTCCAATCTTCTATGATTCATCAAGTACTGGATATTACTTAGACCCAGCTGGCTCATCAAACTTAAATCAAAATTTAAGAACAAACGAATTCTATTCAAGGGGATGGTTCAGAAATGATAATACAAGAACAGGTCTTTATAACCAAGCAACAGGTCAACATTGGTATTCCGATGATGATGATTGGTGGAACATTGGCGGTGGTTCGGCTGCAAATGGTATCCGATTTAGAGATGAATTCAATGGTACTATTAGAGGTGCTGTCTATGCTGATAATGGTAACTCGGTAGGTTTATTAGATGCAGGATTATCATGGGGGGTTAGACACATCAACGATAGTGGTACTTTATTCTACACCGATAATACAACATTAGAATTCGAAGTTGGTCGGGATAGGGTAAACGGTAACTATGGTACTGTTGTAACTCGTTCTACTCGTGGTGGATGGGGTGGATACTCAATCAATGGTGGTTGGGTGTTTATGCACGACCATTCAAATGCCGCTGGTATCTACAACGATTACGAGAATGAGTGGGCTATCTATATGTTGAGAAACTCATATGTGCGGTTATATCATAATGGTTCAAGTAAGATAGAAACATATAGTGGTGGTGCTTACACAATTGGTGAACAAAGACCAGATTTCATTAGAGATAGAAACGATAGTAATTACTATATGGACTTGAATGGAACTTCGAGATTCTATCAAGCTAGAGTTCCATATCGTATTCACATCGGTGATGAATCGAATTTATATAATGGTGTAGTAGAAGAAACTCGTAGACCTGATTTAACCATTAAAGGGCAATATCCTCAGTTGAACTTAATGTCCTCTGAGATAAATAATGGTACTCACGGACCTACTTTAAGATTCGTTGGTTATGATGGTGCAAATGCATCTTCGGGTAACTTTAAACATTGGGTAATTGGTACGGCTGCAACAAACGCAACTTCTTTACACTTTGGATATTCACCAAACAATACGAANCCACATTATGGTATCGGTAGNGGTTGGAGTAGTGGTAACAATGTTTCTATTATGTGGATTTCCAATGATAGGCAGGTTTATACGGAAAATTCATTCCGTGCACCACAATTCTATGATTCAAATGATACTGGATATTACATTGACCCGAATGGTACTTCTGTATTTAATTCACATCGGTCAAACGATTTAAGAAATAGAGTTGGTGTATCATCAAATACAACATATGGTATGTACTTCTCATCTGATAGAAGTTCAGCATATGCAATCTTTAGAGAATCGGGTGGTTGGTCTTATAGATATCCTGATTTAAGAATCGCATTCCATACAGGTATTAAGTTTGGAGCAAACGCAAACTATAATGGTATGCGTTTCTACAATGATTATACTATGGCAACTCAGGTGATGTCTGTGAACAACGCAACTGACCCATTGGGAGGAAATAATGTGTATGTTAACTACAACCTACAAGCTGGAGATTCGTTAAGAGCACCAATATTCTATGATTCGAACGATACCGCATATAGAATTGATGGTAATGGTGATTCTAGATTATGGCAATTGGGAGTTGGATATGGGTTACCTGCTAAGAGATTGCATGTAAGAGGAGACCATGGAAACTCAGCAATGAGAGTATCTCTTGAATCTGGTAACAATGGTGCTGGAACTGGTGAAGTTGTTTTACAAATGTGGGCATCTGAACCAGGTAACACTTGGGATTGGGCCGGATTTGGATATAATGTTGATAACGCACTAAATGGTGGTGGTGGTGCATACTACTTTGGTAGACCTAACACTAGATTTGGACAGGCCTATATGAGGTTCTCAACCACTGGACACACTTATTTCTATAATACTGATACTGGTGGTACTCGTAGAACAAATATGGAAATGTATTCTTCTGGATACATTTATGTAAACAACTATTTAACTGCAGCAAATTCATTAAGAGCACCTATTTTCTATGATAGTAATAATACTGATTACTATGTAAACCCTGCTAGTGATTCCAGATTAAACACAATGACTATCAACCGTGTTACTTGGAATAATGGTTGGTACTTTTCGGATGATGATGCAGATTCACTAAGTATAGGTTCAAATAGTTCAGATAATGGAGAACTTTTATTTAGAGATTCGAATGGTACAATTTGTTCACGTCTACGGTTTGATGATGACTCAAACTCAATGGAATTAAAGACTCAGGCCAATGAAACCTTTATACAGGGTGTAAACAATTCTTACACTTACCTCTACTACAATGGTGGATGGAAAATGAGAGCTGACTCGGGTGGTATTAGAGTAAACAATTGGGTTTATGCTGAAGGTGATGTTATCGCTTACTATTCTGATATGAGATTGAAGGATAAAGTTGGTGATATTGAGAACGCTTTAGATAAGGTTGGTAAATTGAATGGTTTCTATTACAGAAACAACAAAGAAGCCAATATGATTGGGTACGAAGGAAACGAAGTACAAATTGGTCTTTCTGCTCAAGATGTTGAATCAATTTTACCTGAAATCGTACACCCTGCTCCAAAGGCTGAGAGATTGGGTTATGATTATAAAACCATTCAGTACGATAGAGTTGTTCCGTTATTGGTAAACGCAATCAACGAACAAAAAGAGATTGTTGAAACTCAAAAAGAAGAAATTGAATATTTAAAATCAGAACTTTCAGAGATGAAAGAAATGATGAAACAATTATTAAATAAAAAGTAATATGGCAATTACAAAAGAAGAAGTTTTGAATAAATTGGATATTAATGTCCAAATACCTAAAATAGAAGTAGTACGAAGAGTATCTTTTTTGGAAGATAGTGTTGAGATAACACGTGACCATACTGAAACTGTTTATACTTTGAAGAACGAACACCATATCGTATCAGAATCTCAATTGGTGCAGGATATTTGGGCATTAGTTAGTAGTAGTGTAATAAGTTAATAAGTTTTCGTAAAATAGTTAATACTTATATATACAAAACCTCTCTTTGGGGATTTTTGTCTATATTTATAAACAAAGAAAATATAAAATTATGGCAGTTTCATATAGTTGGAAAATAACACAAATGACTAAAAAGACAGTTGGTGATAACGATAACGTAGTTCTTCATGCAAGATGGGAATTAATCGGTACTGAATCATCTACTGGGACAGAGGGTAGATTTGTTGGAGCAACTCCATTGGATTTTGACCCATCATCTACTGATGAATTCGTTCAATATGGTGATTTGACTCAAGACTTAGTAATTGGTTGGGTATCTTCATCGGTAACTGGACCTAGAGGATATTGGGACCATATCGAAGAACAAATTCAAAAGAAAATTGATGAAGTTGATGATGCAGTTGATGAAGTAAACGAAGATTTACTACCTTGGTCAACTGGTTCAGTAACACCAACACCTGATACAGGTTCAGCAGAATAAAATAGGGTTTCAACTTTTTAGTTATATTTATATAAGGTAACTAATAGATTATTTAATAATACGGAGATAACATGGCAGAAAGAATTGTATCACCTGGAGTATTTACGAGAGAAAATGACCTTTCGTTTTTATCGCAAGGTGTAGGAGAAATAGGAGCAGCGTTTATAGGACCTTTCAAACAAGGACCAGCGTTCGTTCCAACAATCATTAGAACTCAATCTGAGTTTGAAGATAAATTTGGTACACCGGATGGTACTTACTATACGGAATATGCAGTACAAAACTATTTAAGAGAAGCAGGAAGTGTAACAGTTGTTAGAACGGCTGGTATTGGTGGATATAACCAAGTAGCACCTATTGGTTTAGTTGCTAGTGGTTCAGATGGTACTGTAAAGTTGATTTCAACTATTCATTCAACTAATAATGGTGATGAAGAAGTTGGATTTGATGGATTTAGTGTAAATTCATCTTTAACTACATCTGGTTCATTTGTAGTAAGTGGTTCTGGTATTGGTGAGGTTTCATCTTCATTATTATCAAATGTTAACAATGATGTAACTGATGTATTTGGTAAATCACCATTAGGTTTAAAAGATGGGTATGTATATTCTTACTTTGGTAACACAGTAAGTGATATGAATCTTCAAGTATCTGGTGGAAACGCTGTATTGGCTGAGGCTTTACCAACACAAAACTTTACATATGATGCAAGTGAAGCATCTACTCCGTTTGTAAAATCACAACTTATCTCTGGTGAAAGATACGACTTATTCAAATTCCATACTTTAGGTCATGGTAATAATGAGAATACTCGTTTCAAAGTTTCTATATCTGGTGTGAAGGCAGCTGGTGAAGATGGTTCAACTGATTACTCAACGTTCTCAGTAACTATTAGAGGATTCGCTGATACTGATAAGAGNAAAGTTGTATTGGAATCATTCAACAACGTAAACTTAGACCCATCATCACCTAACTATATCGCAAGAGTAATTGGTGATAGATATATGACTATCGATTCTAATGGTAAGATTACTGAAAATGGGGATTGGTTAAACAACTCAAGCTACATTAGAGTAGAGGTTGCTGCACAAGGTTCTTACCCTGTATCAGCTGCACCATTCGGACATGGAGCTTACACTAACCCAATATTAGCAACTGATGAAACAATCGTTCCATCTGTTGTATTCCAAACATCTTCAATTTCTAACTCAACTGGTAATCCATATCAATACGCTGGTTTCGATTTCGAAACTACTGGTGTAAAAACTGATAACGCTAACTATTTGAAACCACTACCTGAAGGTGTAGGAGTAGGTTCAAACGTAGATTTCGGATTTGATGGAAATGTAAGTGGAGTTGGTTTAACAATGGAAATGACTGGTTCGGATAGTGTTGATATGATTAAGAGACAATTCACATTAGCATTCCAAGGTGGATTTGATGGTATGAGTCCTGCTAGAGAGATTGCATTAGGAAGTTCAATTTCTGCTGGTAACTCACAAGGATTTGATTTAACTGATTCAACCGCTAGTGGTTCTGTTGCATACGCTAAAGCTGTGAACGCAATTTCTAACGCTGATGAGTATGATATCAATATGGTTGTAACTCCGGGTATTGTAAGAAGATTACATACTTCAGTTGTAACTGATGTATTGGATATGGTAGAAGCCCGTTCAGATGCATTTTACATCGCTGATTTAACAACAGTAAATGATACAATCGCTCAGGCAACTACTCAAGCTAACGCAATCGATTCAAACTACATAGGTTCTTACTACCCTTGGGTTAAGACAGTAGATACGAATACTAACAAACTAATCTCAGTTCCACCATCAGTATTGATGCCAGCTGTATTTGCAGCAAATGACGCTATTGCAGCTGAATGGTTCGCACCTGCTGGTTTGAATAGAGGTGGTATTGTAGGAGCAGTTTCAGTTCTTAATAGATTAACACATTCTGAAAGAGATACTTTATACGAAAACAAAGTAAATCCAATAGCAACTTTCCCTGGACAAGGTATTGTGGCATTCGGACAGAAAACGTTGCAAGATAAAGCATCAGCATTGGATAGAATCAATGTGAGAAGATTGTTGATTACTGTTAAGAAGTTTGTAGCATCTACTTCTAGATTCTTAGTGTTCGAACAAAATACCGCTCAGACACGAGGTAGATTTATCAACACTGTACAACCTTATTTAGAGGGTATCCAACAAAGACAAGGATTGTACGCATTTAAAGTAGTTATGGATGAATCTAACAACACACCTGATGTGGTTGATAGAAACATACTTGCTGGACAGATTTTCTTACAACCGGCTAAGACAGCTGAATTCATTGTAATTGATTTCAACATCTTACCAACTGGAGCATCGTTCTCGGCATAAACAAAAAAGTGAATAACTAATATTTATTAGTATAAAAGAGAAAAAATAAAATGGCAGAAGTATTAGAATTTAACGAAATGTTCTTCACCAACTTCGAACCGAAGATGAAGAACCGATTTATTATGGAGATTGATGGTATTCAATCATACTTAATAAAAACAGCGGCGAGACCATCTATCACATTCGAAACTGTGAAGTTGGACCACATTAACACTTATCGTAAATTACAAGGTAAGGGTGAGTGGCAAGATATAACAATCACATTATATGACCCAATTGTACCATCAGGNGCACAGCAAGTTATGGAATGGGTACGTTTAGGATATGAATCATTAACTGGTAGAAAAGGTTACGCTGATTTCTACAAAAAGGATATTGATTTTTATATGTTAGGTCCTGTTGGTGATAAGATTGAACAATGGAAACTAAAAGGAGCATTTATTCAGGCAGCTAACTTCAATGATTTAGATTTCTCTTCTAATGATGCCGCTGATATCGAATTAACGTTATCGTATGATTACGCTATTTTGGAATTCTAAAATACAATAAATATTTTAATAATAGAAAAGGTTCTCTTAGTGAGAACCTTTTTTTTTTATCTTTTTTGAAAAGTTATATATTTATATATAAACAAATAAAGGTTTAATATGAGCGATACAAAATTTGAATTTCCAACGGAAATTATCGATTTACCTTCAAAGGGATTAGTATATCCAGAAGGACACCCACTAAGAAAGGGGAATATCGAAATCAAATATATGACTGCAAGGGAAGAAGATATCCTTTCTTCTCAATCTCTAATCAAAAAGGGTGTAGTTTTAGATAAACTATTCGAATCAGTAGTTGTAGAACCAAATGTGGATATCAATGATATCTTTATTGGTGATAAGAACGCTATTCTACTTGCAACTAGAGTAATGGGTTATGGTGCAGATTACCAAGTAGAGGTAACTGACCCATTCACATTAGAAAATCAAAATGTAACTATTGATTTATCACAGGTACGAACAAAAGATTTCAATGAAGAAATTTTAAATGGTGATAATCTTTACAAATTTAAATTACCAAAGAGTGGAGCTGAATTAGAATTCAAACTACTTACACATGGTGATGAAAGTGAAATTACCAAAGAAAATCAAGCATTAGCTAGATTGTACAAAGGTAAAGGTGATACTTCATTTGATGTAACTACTCGTTTGAAATATATGATTCAATCAGTAGATGGTAACCAAGATAGAGGATACATTACTAAATGGGTTCAAAATGGATTCTTAGCATTAGATACTAAAGCATTTAGAAAGTTCGTAAAAGAAATCAGCCCTGATATGGATTTAAAGTTCAACTTTACTTCAGAGTTGACAGGGGAGGAGGAGACCTTAGATATCCCATTTGGGATAAACTTTTTTTACCCTTCCGAATGATTATAGTATCCAACTTCATAATCAAATTTGGGAGTTGGTTAACTTCGGTAATGGGTTTACTTGGAGAGATGTTTACTTCATGCCTATACAATGGAGGAAATTCTACTTCAAAAAGTTGGTTGACTTAAAGAAGAAGGAAGCTGAAGAACATAAAAAAATAGAACGAAAATCAAAAGTGAGGGTTAATAGATAATCCTCACTTTTTTTGTATCTTATATTTATAGATGTATAAAACTATAAAAAAATACTCATGTCAAAAGATAAAGTAAACGAAGGTTTGTTTTCAGCAGCCAAAAAATTCTCTGATGCATTCTTTGATGGGTTATCTAAAAACGCATCAAACAGAATGTTAGATAAGGCTAGAAAAGCTGGAGCACCTAAAGAGCTGACAGATGTGATGGCGAAACTTCAAAAAGATAAAGAAGAATTAGATGCTATCTTAGATAGAATCTCTAAAATGTAATAACTCTCTATGGCTGATGATATAAGGGATAGGTTAGATGTCCTAAAGGATATTGAGAAAGCAGAAGTTCGCATTCGTGAGCTTAGGAAAGATAATGCCCTATCTCAAGAGAAGCAAAATCAACTTGTTGATGACCAAAAAAAGAAAGTTGTAGAATTAGGTAGAGAGTTAAAAAAACTAAACTTAGAAAGAATAAAGGGGTTAGCTTCGGAGGAAACCTCCATATCATCTATGGGTTCTATGTATGATGATTTAGTAAAATTAGATAGAAAACGATTATTATCTCAAGTAAAGGCTCATGGATTAACGGGTCAACAAGAGGAAGCAATAAAGAGAACGGCTCAAATAAATCAAGAGTTGGCTCAGTTGGGTAGAGAGGATGTACTACAACAAGCTGCATTACGTGCCGAATATGATATGCAAAAATCCATATTGGATGGTATATCTGATGAGCATCAAGATATTGTAAGTAATTTAACCCAACAAAACGAATTAGCAAACTCACATTCACAATTAACCAATAAACAAAAAGAGTTTCTTCAAAAGCAAAAAAATGTTTATGAGGGTATAAAGGATACTATTGGTGGTATACTAGAAACCGCATCTTTACTTACATCAACTGTTGGTGGAGTATTAGGTGGTGCACTTATTGGAGCTTCGGTAGCTGGTGGTAAATTATTATCAACTCAAAGAGAATTAGGTGGACAATTATTAGATAATACAAACATATCAACCACTTTATTTGGAACAATTTTCCCAAATGCGGTTGAAACTACAAAATCCCTTTCGAAAGAATTTGGTGGATTAAACGATGTATCTTTACAAACACAATTCAGAACAAACATATTAGCTAAGAACTTAGGTATTAGTGCTGGTGAAAGTGCTAAACTAACTGGTTCATTTGCTAGGTTGAATGATGGTTCGGCAGAAACCGCAGAAAACTTAATGGTATCTACCAAAGAGTTAGCAATGCAGAATGGATTAGTTCCAGCCGATATTATGTCTGATGTAGCTGGTTCAGCTGAAGCATTTGCATTATTTGGTAAAGATGGTGGTACAAACATAGCTGAAGCAGCAATTGCTGCTGGTAAGTTGGGTGTATCCATGTCTCAAATTAGTGCAGTAACCGATAACCTATTAGATTTTGAATCTTCAATCAACGCTGAGTTGGAATTGGGAGCAATGTTAGGTAGAAACATCAACTTAGATAGGGCTAGAGCATTAGCATACGAAGGTGATATTGGTGGAGCGGTTAGAGAAACACTATCATCATTAGGTGGTATAGAAGAATTCAATAAAATGGATTACTTCCAAAAGAAACAAACCGCAGCATTATTAGGTGTATCGGTTGAGGAATTCCAAAAGATGGCTACCAATGCTGATAAGTTGAATAAGGATGGTTCAATTCAAGTATCTCAGTATCAAGCTATGAAGGAAACCCTAATGGGTGTTGGTGAGCAAGGTTTGAGTTTACTTAATACACTTGGTTCAGCTGCAATTGCAGCTGGTCAAATGGGATTTAATTTGGGAGGTATCGGTGATACTATGAAAGGTATCGTTGGTGGTGTAGGTCAAAAATTCAAATCACTTTTAGGTATGGGTGGTGGTGATATGGTTAAGTCCAAATCTGGTAAGCTATTCCATAAAGATTCACCGCAAGGTAAGATGATACGAACTAAAGGTGGAACTAAAGTCTTAGATGGTGCAAAATCAAAAGTACCACAAACTTCAGTTAATGATAAATTAAATAAAACCGCAGGTAGTAAAGGACCTAAAGCAAGTAGCTTACTAAAAGGTGCTGCAGCAATCCTTATTTTATCAGCAGCACTATTCGTTGCCGCTAAAGCATTCCAAGAGTTTGGTAGTGTAACTTGGCCTGCTGTTACGATGGGGTTAGTTGGTTTAGCTGGTTTAGCTGGAATAGCATATATCTTAGGAAAGGCTAAAGGTGAAATGATTAAGGGTGCAGTTGCTGTGGCTATTTTAGGAGCAGCACTTATTCCATTTGCATTCTCAATGAATTTAATTGCTGGATTAGATATAGGTTCAGTAATGGCAGCTGCAGCTGGATTAGTAGTTTTCTCAGCCGCAATTTTCGGATTAGGATTATTGATGAGTAGTGGAGTTGGGGCAGTTGTATTTGGAGCTGGTTTACTTGCATTGGCTGGATTGGGTGCATCGATGGTGGTATTAGGTGCTGGTTTATTAGTTGCTGCAGCCGGATTTCAAGCAATTGGTGGTTCTATGGGAAGTGTAGTATCACTTATCGCCCAAGTTAAAGATGTGTTAGGTGGTATGTTCCAATATATAGCACCTATTGCCGCATTATCATTAGCACTAATTGGATTGGCTGGTTCATTAACATTAGTTGGTTTAGCTGGTATTACTGCTCTACCTGGTTTGATGGCAGTTGCTGCTGTTGGAACAATCGCAATGGGAGTTGGTTCTTTATTGGGAATTGGTGGTGATGAAGGTGGAGGTGGGGGTGAATCCTCATTGATAGAAGAAATTAAAGGATTACGAGCTGACCTTAATGGTGGTAAAGTTGGAGTTTATATGGATGGGCAGAAAGTTACTGCTGCAATCTCAAAAGTGGTAGGTAAGGTAGGTAGTAATTCATACGCAATATAAGATATGCCAAAATTAATAGATTTATTTAAAAGTAAACAATTACCTTCACAAGGTGGTAAAACCGCTAAAGAAGCTTATGATATTCAGAATTCAAAGGATATCCGTATTTCAACGTCTGACCCTTTGGTAAACAATACTGGTTTTGCTGGTGCTAGGTTATTAAGAAAAACATTAGGTGTAAGAGGAAGTGAAACTCTTTTGGAACAAGAGGTAGTAGGTACTCGAATAATCAGAGGATTATCATTACCAGTAATTTATGGTTCGGATTTACCAAGACTTACATTAAGAACAACACCATTGTTGGATGTAATGAAAGCTGGTGCCAATGGTACTGAGGGTGATGGTGGATTAATTGGTGGAGCAATAGCTAGTGCTAGAGATTTCGTAAATGATAAGCTAGGAATCCCATCAAATATAATCCCAACCAAAGTAGTTGGTGATGATAGAATTTCTAAAAAAGGTGAAACTCAAAATAGAATGATTGATTTAGCGGATATCCGTAAATCAGGTGAAGGTTCTTTATTGGGTAAATTTCTAAAAGATGGTGGTGGTGGAAACCTTAAAACCATTGGAAAGCAAGCAATTGGTGGAGCAATTAACTTAGCAAAAGATAAGATTAGAGGTAAATTATTTGGAGACCGTTCTAAAACAGGATTCAATACAGCTGGTTCAAACAAAGATGGTTCAAATATTACTGTAAATTATGGTAGTTTTGATAATTTGATAGATGCAACGATTAAAACTGACCCTAATACTGGTATAACGGATGTGGGTGGTTTGATGTATTCAAAAACATTCAATTTAACGTTCAGAGATGATGATGAGCCAGGTAAATTAAACTTTATAGATTCAACTGAAGAGGGTGGGTTAGCATCAAAAACACCTGAAGTTGTAAAACGTAGATTGAAAGTACCTGCTATTATGAACTTGCCTGCTGGTGAGTATGATTTACCATTATATAGTGATTTATACAATACTATTAAAAGAAACGATATTAATGATACTGTTAATACTGATGGTACATTAAGGGGTACTGAAAAAGTTGGTTTTAAAACAATAAGTGAGGCAATTGATGAAGGTGAGGAAAATTCACCTATCTTTGGTGAGAATGGAGTTGATAAATTCCCCGATAAGATAGAACTAACTATCGAACGAAGTAGAATATCAGCAAAACCTGATAGAATCGGTAAAACTATAATTAGTAAACAAAAAATTGATACTAAATCCGATGGAGTAAACCAACTAAAGGTTGGTGAAGAAGATGATAAGTTGGATTTCGCACCATTGAAGTTTAAATCTATACCAACTGGTAAAACTACTCAATTTAGAGCAACTATTAATGGATTGAGTGAAACACTTTCACCATCTTGGGATAGTGGTAAGTTTGTTGGTTCACCATTTAATTACTACACATATAGTGGTATCGAACGTAGTGTTAGTTTTAACTTTAAGATATTTTCTTTAAATGTAGATGAACATAAAATAGCTTGGGATAAATTAAACTTCTTAACCGGCTTAGTTTATCCACAATCCTACTTTAGTAACTCATCTGTTGCACCACCATTTATTCAATTTACTTTAGGTGATTTGTATAAAAACAAATATTCATTTATAGAGTCGCTATCGTATACATTTGATGATAGTACACCATGGGAGATTGATGAGAAAAATTATAGATTACCTATGATTATAGATGTGGCTGTAGGATTGAAATTTTTGGAAAGTAGAGGAAATACGGCTGGTAAAAAATTCTATTCATTTCAACCAACAACATAATAGATAATGGCAAGTAGATACGAAAATAACGAAATAAAAACAACTAACGATGGTAGAAGAGTATATCGTTCTAAGATATACCCTAACATTCCATTGAGAGATGATGATATCTATGTAGCATCGGAAACTGGTGATAGATTGGATACATTAGCATATCAATATTATCAAGATGCATCACTATGGTGGATAATAGCATCTGCAAATAACATTCACAATGCTCCATTTGGTTTGAAAGATGGAACAATATTAAGAATCCCACAAAACTATATAGAAATAAATAATCAATTTAGAAGTTAAAAA